AATCCGCCCGGTATCAAGCGGCTGTGCGTTAACACATTCACAGCGAAACCAACCAAAGGACCAAGCAAATGCCGCGCAAAGTGGACGTTCACGACCTTGAATTATTCACCATCAACACGGGCGAATTCTACAAAAAGCACCTTGCCCTAGTCGGCAAGCCGCTGGGCGAATGGTTGCTGCATGTACAGGAATCCGCCCTCCCGCTTTACTGCCGGCAGATCGAGCCGGTGACGGCAAGCGAATCCACCAAGCTGACCGTGGCGCGCAATCTCATGGGCTATTACCGGCGCCATGCCGATGAGACAAAGGCGCTGGCAGATTCCGAACGGAAGGCAGAATGGAAATATGACGGCTATCAAGATAACGATGGCTATTTTGACTACTCATTCTCCGTTGTTGGCAACCTGCGCAAAATGTACCGCGTCACCTACAGTATGGATGACGCTAAATGGTACGGCACCATTACAACGGCCAAGACCGATGACGGGCCATTCGACCGTGATGAGACAATGCCGGCCGAGTTAGTTGAATTCCTCAAGGCGCTAATCCCCGTGGCAGACATGGGACCAACCAACCAAAAGGACCAGACAAATGTTTAAGCAGGATTTTAAGTCATACGTTTGCGAAGGCGACCGTATCACTTGCGAAGTGGACGGCCTTACCTGTATCGCAACGCTACATGATGACACCGACTCAGGCCGGCCGGATCAGATGCAGGATGGATTCTGGCCCAGCCTTGACCCAGCCGACGCTGGCTATATCGGCCCGAAGTCAAAGCAAACCCTAGCCCGTCACCAAGCCCGCGCGGCCGATACTATGGCCGCATGGGAACGCGGGCTTTGGTCCTACTTTGGCGTGACTGTCACGGTTGAAAAAGACGACGTTCGCCTGACCGGCGACTATTCGCATGCGCTCTGGGGCATTGAAGGCAACTTCCCGCCACGGCGCCGCAACCAGAACACCAACCGCTACTTCCGCGATGTGGCGAACGGATTGCTTGACGAGGCCTTGGCCGCTGCCAAGGCCAAGCTTGAATCATTGTGCGACTGTGAAAAGGAGACTGCATGACTAAACGCGGATTTAAGGCCGCACTTATCGACCTGAAGCTAGGCACTGCCAGCAAGGCAACCATGCGGGCGCTAGGCCTAAGCAGGTCACAAGTGCAGCGACTTGCGCACGGCCAACAGAAAGTAAGCCGGCAGACCGAACTGCTTTTGTTCATGTACCAAAAGCACGGCATACCGAAGCTGCTGCCCGGTGAACATGAGTAACGGGTTCATCCCCATGGCAATCGTTCTGGGCGTATTGCTCTGGGTCATAATGGACGACGCCTACTAGCTTCCACCAACCAAAAGGACCGCCGAGCATGATCGCCATGCTGCTCTGTTTAGTTATGTTGATAGGCTGGCTCGCTATCGGCGCTTTCGTTCTATGGGCCGAAAGCCCACACCACCACCAACCACAAAGGACCAAACAAAATGAAGAAAATTAAAATCACCCATGTCTGGCACACCGATGAAAATGCCGGGAGCCGTGACAGGTTTTTCGCCACCGATAAGGAAGCCTTCAAGTATCTGCTTGAAGTGCATGGCGTCGATGTCACCACAATGAAGTGGATGGGCAAGACCAGCATCCTTGAGGCGCGCGGACACCCGGCCGGCGTTCGCATGACCGGGCTGGCAGTGCCGGCAACGGCCAAGGGCATCGCCAAGCTGCTCGACTCTCTGTTTGAGGGGCAGCAGTGATGATTGACCTTTACGGCGTCATCCTAGGCCTTGGCCTGTTATGGCTGTTTGGCAAAATCTGGGACGTTATAAAACTCCATCGCCTTACCGGGCAGTTGCAGCAAGAGATACGCGAGCGGGAGAAACAATGCGACGCAAAGCATTGATTGCCTACTATCGGGTATCAACGCAGCGGCAGGGACGGAGCGGGCTGGGCCTTGAGGCCCAGCGCGCGGCCGTCGCCCGTTTTGCCGAGGCAGAACGGTTGCCGGTGATTGCTGAATATACCGAGGTCAGGACCGGCAAGGGCGCCGATGCGCTGGAGCGGCGGCCGAGGCTTGCCGCTGCGCTCAAGCAAGCCAAAAAGGACGGCGCCTATATCGTTGTTGCCAAGCTTGACCGGCTGTCCCGCAACGTCGCTTTCATATCGGCGCTGATGGCCAAACAGGTGCCGTTTGTCACCGTCGAGCACGGACTAGAGGCGGATCCATTTCTGCTTCACATCTACGCGGCGGTGGCCGAGCAGGAGCGGCGCCGAATCTCACAGAACACCAAGGCAGCGCTCAAGGCCTGTCGGGAGCGTGGCGTCAGGCTTGGCTCAAGGAAAATAGGCGACCACAACAGGCGCGAGGCAAAACGCCGAGCGTTTGAATTGCGCCCTGTCTTTATCGAATTGGCGGAACTGAGTGCTAACGCCATCGCTAGGGAATTGAACAAGCGGAAAGTCGAGACACCAACCGGGGCACCTTGGTCAGCCAAGACCGTGCTCCGGGTGCAAGCCCGCCTCTGAGTTGGTGGTGTGTTGCTGCACACGCCACATCAGCACCACACCATCTAGGCCGGCATACGTCGCAATAAAGCGGCGCATGTCGGCCTTCTTATTGATGCGCTCCCATGCCTTGCGAATAGTGTCATTGCGCTTGTCTGGATCCCCCGTCGAGGGATACTTGCGGGCGAAGATGGCGCGCACTTCGCTGTCAGGCACGGCGCGCACGACCGGATAACCCGGACCCGGCGCCATCATCTTGCCGCTGCTTATCAGGGCGTCATCCAAGGCATCTAGCAACGGCCTGATGGCGCCATTCGGCCGGCCACCCGGATGCTTGGGCAGGTTGCCATCATCCCATTGCACCGTCATTTCGCGCAGTGGGTCACCGTCAGGATCCGGCCCCATGTCTATCGGCGTCAGGCGGAATCCAACCTCATCGCCGGCTGGCCCACCGCGCATTTTGCGGACAGCGAGCCGCAGATTCCGCAGCACTCCGGTCTGTGACTTCTCGCCGAGCACACTGAGCACAAAGTCGGCGGAAGCTTCCTTGGCCGAGGATCCGCGCGGCCCGCGTGACTCGTCCTTACCGAAATGATCGACCACGATAACCACGGCCCCTGTCGCGGTAGACAGTTGCGCCAGCAGATTCATAACCCGTTGAGTCTCGCTGGCATCGTTTGCATCCTTGAAGTCGGCCGCAGCCGATAGAGTATCCACGCAGATCAGGACCAGATCGCAGTCGTATTGCTCGCGACATTCATGCTGCATGCGCTGGCAGAACAGCAGCATTTCCTGAAAGGCGTTTTCAGCAGTCAGGCGCGGGCAGTTAGTAACCCACTTGAACGGCATGCGTTTGACATCTTCGCCCTGCTCGGCAAACCACGGCGCAATCTTGGCCTTGCGCAATCCTTCCCAGCGCTTGCGGATTTGGCTAGGCGCTTCAGCGGCAAACAGCAGCACACCGCCGGGGCGCTCGACATGACGCAAGGCAAAATCGCGCTCAAGGATGACGCATTGCACCAGATCAAGCACGGCAAAGGTCTTACCCATGCCGGTCTGGCCGGCCATCAGGCCGACGCCTGACTGCGGTACAACGCCCTTGACCAGCCAGCCCTGCGCCGGCTGCTCATCCGGGTCGCCCTCCCACTGGCCTTTGTAGGCGTCCGACATCCACGACGCCTTGCTGCCGTTGGCCTTATGCGACCAGTCGGGCAACTCATCCCGCGTCGATCTGGATGTGTAGGGCCGCAGTTCTTTAACCATGCAGGAAGTCGGCGAAGTCGCAACCTTCGTCCTCTGGGGTGTTGATGGTGACGTGACGGTGTTTGTTACTCCATCGCGCAAGGCAACTCTCGGCGGCGTAGATCCCGGCGCCGTCATTGTCGGCCCAGATGGTCAACTCGCCGACGCCAAACATAACCGGAAAGTTCTGGATGGCGCCGGCGCTGCCAACGGCCCAGATCGGTTTATGACTTGCGGCATACAGAGCCAAACCAGTCTCAAGGCCTTCGCAGATATTGAGCACGGGGCAGAATCCAAGCACGTCATAAAACGTCTCCTGCCTGCTCGACAGCTTCATGGCACAACCACCGACCGGACCAAGCATCTGGGCGCCATCCTTGTGACCATCTGGCGTCAGGTAGATCCGCTGAATTGCTTTCGGGCGATCGGTCTGGTCGTCGCGGAACAGTGCCATCAGCGCCGGCTGTCTCGCTTTGCCGCGCGGACACTGAGGATGATAGCGAATAATCTCCGACGCACGGAAGGCAGGAAGCACCAGATCACGGCTATGCAGATACGTTTCCGCCAGCGTTGCATGGGCATCCTCGCCCTCCTTCCAGATCCGCATGGCCAGATCTGACAGCGGTGCCAGCAACGGTTGATTGTCTGGATCTGCGCGGCGCTTGGCTTCAACGGCGTCGATAAGTTCAAAGCCCGGCGTCTCACGGTTGGGCGGATCGAGGCGCCGACGCTGCACGAGGTCGCTGGCCGAATTCCACAACCCGCGCCGCTTCAAGACTGCAATTACGTCGCGCGGATCACAGCCAGCAAGGCAGCGCACTTGCACGTTTTCTCTACCGTCGAACACGATCAGCGACGGCGACCCGTCCTCATGTGCCGGACAGCGACAAGCCCACTGCCGGCCGGAACGCTTGCCGCCGAGTGCGAGGGCGATGTGTTCGGCGTCCATCATTTCCGGCGCCCCCACATATCCATGATGTCGGCACCAGAAACGTCGATGAAGGCATTGTCTCGGATTGCTGTGCCGCCATTGACTGTCGCCCGCGTCATCGTCTTTTCAATGCGAAATTTAACCAGCCAGCCCTGTTGCGGCGTGAACATCTTGACGCGCAACAGCACGGCATCCGGCACCAAATAAATCAGGCCCCAATATTCAACTTGCAGGCCCATTGCCATCCTGCGGCCCTTCAATAACTTTTCAAATGTGAGCAGCCATTCGTTGCGAAAGTTGTATTGCATGTCGCCGAGAGTAATCTGACGGCAACTCGTTTGGGCGACAGCCTTCAGCACGTCATTCATTGACATGATTGCATCGACATCGGCCGGCGTATCTTTCGGCGTTTCGATGTAGCTGCTCCCCGGCCAAACCTGCTTTATTATTTCGACGGCCTGCTGCTCTTGCAGGAGTGTGATGGCGCCATTCGGCGTGTTGATGTCGAGGCTCATGCCGACACACTGACGCGCAACGCGCCCCAGCGTTTCAGCGCAGCGACGGCATCCGTGAAGTTGTCGCACCAGACATACGGATAGCCGTTGAGACAAGCCCACTCCATGAAGGCGAATTGAAAGTCCGACAGCTTTTGACCCTTGCGCTTCAGTTCAAGGAAGTGCGCGTGGCCGGGTCGCGGATCCAAGGAAAAGGCGCGTGGCGCGAGCAAAATAAAATCCGGCCATCCGACCTGCACGCCCATGCGTTTTAATCGCATGGCAGTGCCGGGGTGTCGCCACTCGCCGGCCGGGAAATGCGTCCAGCGCCAGCCCGGTGTTTGCCAACGACGCAGGATGTCGGCGACCATGAAGTGAGTGTTTATTTCCTTCGCCGGCGGGGCTTTCACGCCGCGCTGCCGCTTGCCCTTAAACAGAGACAACTGCGCCATGCGCGGATCCTTACGCCGCGCGGCTTTCCCATTGCACTGAGATGCGCGTCACGTCGTCTGCATTGTGGAAGTCAAACAGATCAACGCTGGCGCGGAAGCCACGTTCGGCAAGTTCACGATCGATCGACGGAAAGAATCTGGCGGGGATTGATTTGCGTTTGTCGCGCCACCAACAAAGTTGCGGAGGGTATCTGCCGGTAATCCGTGCCGCCGCAACCACGCCACCGAGCGCACGGATCACATCATCGACAGTTGTGAGATGTTTTCTCGACATCCATTGATGAATCCGATGTTTCTGAAAATCATCAAGGTAAACACAAACTCGTGTCCGCTATTGTCCGTTTTCTGATGATGATAATTGTTGCAGGCGCATTACGATCATATTAAATCTGACATACGCGCAAAATGTCGGCGCGCAAAAACAAAATCCCGACGCCAAGGCTAACCGAACCGACTACCACGATCTTGCGTGAGAGGTAACTATTGCCATGCTGACTGAAGCCCAGAAAGCCTTGCGCAAAAATCACTTCACCGCGTCGATGGCGCCGGCGCTGATGGGCGGCGATCAGGAAAGGCTGACAGAGACTTGGAAGATCTGCACCGGGCAAATAGCGGAGCCGGACCTGAGCGATAACTGGCAAGTCGAAATCGGCAACCTGCTGGAGCAGCCGGCGCTTAACCGGCACGAGCGCAAGACCGGCCATGCGCTGACCCATCGCGGCGAATTCTATCAGCATCCGCAGCGCCGCTTTGTCGGCGCCACCGTCGATGCCGTGCGCGAGTTCGACCAGACCGTGATCGACGCCAAGTGTTGCGGCAGTTTCAATCCGCTTGACGACATCATTCGCTACTACACGCCGCAGGTCATCGTGCAGATGCGAAGCACCGGGTTACCACGCGGCGCATTGTTGATCTGTCATGGCTTTGCCGAGCCGCGCGAGTACGAGGTCGTTCCAGATCTGGATTACGAGCGCGAAGTGTGGAACCGCATTGACAGCTTTTGGCTGTGTGTCGAGACGTGGACCGAGCCGATCGCGCTGCCCAAGGCCACCCCGCCCGACCAGTGGCGCACCGTCAACATCGACAGGCCGGACTGTCCTGAGAACTGGGCGCCGGATATGCGCTCGCACCTCAATGTCTGGGGCCGCACCAAGGTCAGCGCCGAACTGCATGCCGAGGCCAACAAGGAAATCCGCAAGCTGCTGCCGGAAGATGTCGGCCGCGTCGAATACGGCGCCGTTTCGATTGTTCGCAATCGTGCAGGAGCAGTGAGCGTAAAGCGGCGGTAAGTATGTATGTGTAAGGAGTACTGTCATGTCCGAGAATTTGCCGACACTGGTGCCGCGCACGCTGCATGAGGCCATGGAATTTGCCGAGCGCATTGCTGACGGCAAGCTGGTGGCAAAAGACTTTCGCGGATCCCCGCCCGACATCCTGTCTGCCATCTCGCTGGCGCAGCGCTGGAATCTCGACATCTGGGCGGTGATGGAGCATCTGTCGATCATCCAAGGCAAGCGCATGATCGACGGGCAGCTTGCCGGCGCCCTCATCAATTCGCTCGGCAACATTCAATCCCCCATCCGGCACAGCTACTCCGGCGAAGGCGACGACCGCACCGTCAAGGCGTCGGCCACCTTTGTCGGCGAAACCGAGCCGCGCGAAATCGAGGTGCGGCTGGGCGATGCTAAGACTAACAATCCGATGTGGAAGAAGCAGATCGACCAGCAGTTAGCCTACACCGCTAACCGGGTCTGGGGCCGGCGCAACACACCGCAGCTTTTCCTTGGCGTCCACTTCCAAGGCGAGCCGCTGGATCTGGACGTTGGCGAGTTCAAGGAACTGCCGACCATCGCCGCGCCGCTGACGGCCGAGCAGGCTGCCGCCGAGGAAGCCGAAATCATTGGCGAGCCGGTGCAGGTCCACCCGCACGAGATTCCGAAGTCGGCAAATGAAGGCTGGCTGGAATGGGGCAAGCGCTTCATTGCCTATGTGCGCGCCGAGGCAACGCCGGAGGCGATCGCGCAGTGGCGGCAATACAACAACGACAGCCTTGAACTGTTTGCGAAAGAGGATCCCAAGCTTTACGAGGGCTTGATGACGCGCCTGCATGAGCGCGCCGATCAGTTGGAAAAAGTCGATGGTGGTCAAGGACAACGAGTTTCTGGTTGAGGCGGCGGCGTTGTGTGCCGGGCAGAATGTTGACGATGTGTGCATCCTTGCCATCTCGTTGCTGATGTCTGGAGTTCACCAGCGCACCGGCAGCAAGCAGGAGGCATTGGCGATGCTCGATGTGACGCACCGCATAATGCGCAGGTGTATGGATGACGAATACGACCATGTTGCAGCGACGGGAGAACTATATGAGTGCCGAAAGCACTAAAAAAAGTTTCTGTCGTAAGGATCTTGCAAGGCGGTGGCACAAGACAGACCGCACCATCCGGCGCATGCAAAAGCCGGAACATCGCTTTCATCTGCCCAAGCCCGACATGGGCGATCGGTGGTCGGAGGATATGATTCTGGATGTTGAGCGCAAATGGCGCAACACTTTGTCGCGCGGGCAGCAAAAGCATTATCGGGACATTTTCGACGAAGGGATTGCCGGGACGCTGCGGGCCATGCCTGCATGGCCGCCATTCTCCGGCAAGAGTCTGTCGCTGGCAGTGTCAAACCCCGCGTTAGCCAAAGTGTGCAGCGCTAACTACGACGACATCCTCTCCCGTTACATCTCCAAATACACCGAACTGCATCGGAGTGAGACGTGAGCGACAAGACGATCGCCGAAATCGCCCGCCGCGTTGCGATCGCCGCCGCGATCCAAGGCTATGAGCGCAAGCAGGAAGCAGCAAAGGACTTTGTAATCGTACTGACCGAACTGTGTGCGGCAGTCAGGCAGGAGCGTACCGAAAATGAACAACCCGCTGGCCAGTAGCGGCATTACCATGATCTCGCAGCACTATACGGTCGTGCGCGATGGCGCCGAGGTGGTATTGTCGCCGATGCAGTTTCGCATGCTGGAGATGATTGCAACCTCAGAGATTGGCATGACGCCGGAGGCGCTGTTTGACCGCCTGTATGCCGGCATGGATACACCGCTGCACGGCCGGCGCTCCATCCACATCCAGCGCGTGAACGCCAACCACAAGCTAGAGCCGCTGCGCGTCAGGATCACATCCAACCGCCGACACGGAGGCCCCGGCAGCGTGTACCGGGTGATAGCGGCATGACGGCCCTGCTGGCGGTCTATTGGGCAGATGGCGAGCGCGTGCGCGCGGTCGGGACGTGCAACGCGCATTGCTACAACGGCAAGCCGAAAGAGCACTGCACCGAGCAGGGCATGCGGCACTGTGTCTGTATCTGTCGCGGAAAGAACCATGCCGCCGGCTTGATGGCGGCGGTGCGCAATATCAACGAGGACCGCGTCGGCCTGCGCCGGCATTTCCTTGAGCACTTCGCCAAGGTCCACCATTACGATCCGGCCACGCTCACAGTCATCGACCGGCTGAAATACCAGAACCGAGCGCGCGCCAACCGGGCGGCGCGGCGGGCGCTGTTTCCGGCGCCGGTGCCGGTGGATGACCTGTTTGGGAAACTTCTGAAGCTTGACCAGCAAGGTCTGAGGACGGCGGGGGTTGAGTCCGATTCCCGCCACCCCGGAGGGGCCGAGCCGGTCGGGGGCGCGGCGGGGCGGGAATAGTCCCAAAACTCTAGGTATTACAAACACCTCGCCGCGCTTTATCTTTTTCGTAACTGTGCTAGGAGGGAGTCGGGCGGTGAAACTTGCGTATCAAATAGCGTACCCGCCCCGCGCCATGCGCGCCGAGGCGGCAGCGGCATATCTCTCCATGAGCAAGGCAATGTTCCTGCGGCTGGTGGAGGATGGCCTGATGCCACAGCCTACCCCGGTGCGATCAATGGTGACGTGGGATCGCAACGATCTTGATGACGCCTACCAAGCAATCAAGGACCACGCGCTCCCGGCTGAAAACTCCTTCGATAAGAACCAACGGGAACGCAAAAATGCCAAGACCAGAAAACCAACCGAAAAAGTTTAAGTATCTCTACCGCAAGAATGGCTGCACATACTTCCGCTCACCGATCGACGGCAAGCTGACGCCGCTGCCAAAGGAAGGCAGCGCCGAGTTTGATCGCGAGCATGCCAAGTGTCTCTACGGGCTGGCCAGCCGGCGCGCGGCAAAGGCCGACACCGGCACAACCCCGACGCCGCCGATCGCGCTCGATCCAACCAAGCGCATTACGGTTTATGAAAGCGGCAGCATCGGCCGCGCGCTGCTGGTCTACTTTGGATCCAACAAATTCCGCACCGGCACCAAGAGCGGCACCAAGACCAACTACCAGCGCAACGCCAACGTGCTGCGCGACCGGATCGGCGACGTGCTGTTGCGTGACATGGACGTTGACCGCATTGACATCTATTCGGAGGAAATCGCCGCCGAGTATGGCGCCACCGTTGCCGATGCCCATGTGCGGCTGATCTCGCTGGCGTGGAAGGTCTGCCGGAAATATGCCGAGTTCGGCATCAAGCTTTTGGCCAATCCGACCGAGCAGGCTGAGAAGCACTATGGCGGGGCCAAGCGTCCGCACCGGCCATGGACCGAGGACGAGCAGGATTTGTTCATGCGCACGGCGCCTGACTATTTGCGGCTGGCCAAGGTCGTGCAGCACTTCCTCGTGCAGCGCGGCGGCGACGGGGTCAAGATCAAGTGGACCGACTTCGACGGCAGGGGCATCTACATCACGCCGGAAAAGACCGACGCCATCCCCGACCCACTGCCCTATTACAACCGCTGCCCGAAGCCGCTGCTGGAGGCGCTGCGCACGGCGCCGCGTCTAGCCGAGACGATACTGGTCAACTCGCGCGGCAAGCCGTGGCATGCGGCGCGCGGGCTTTCGCATGCCTTCCGCAAGCACCTTATCAAGATCGGGTTGTGGCAGAAGGGCGCGCGCAATCCGGTGCTGCATGGGCTGCGCAAGAATGGCGCTTCCGAGGTGGCCGAGTTGCTGGTCGGCACCGCCGGCGTCAAGAGCGTCGGCAACTGGAAGTCAAATTCGCAAGCCGAGTGGTACGCCCAGCATGCGTCACAGGTGGCGATGAACGACTCCGTCGTTGATCGCTGGGATGAAGTGCTTGAGGCCAAGCGCAAGAAACGGGCACCCCGGCTGCGGGTGGTGAAATAGGATTGTATTCGGGTACAAAATTGGGAAGTAGGGGTGGGAAGTCGTTGATATTGCTCGCAGACACAAAAATTGGCGGTTTTACAGTTTGTAAGCGATTCCAGCAACTTCCCATACCCACTTCCCAATTTTTCTTCCACCCTGTGCCACTTTGTTCTCACCGGGAGTGCGGTGCCCCGGTGGGGCTTGTGGTCCTTTTGGGCATGCCGCCAATGAAACACGGGATGCGAAGCTAGTGCGCCCTAAACGCCAATGAACCACTATCTTGAAAATGACGCGGTGATTTCGGAGTGCGGGCAATATCGCTATTTGCTGCGCCGTGTTTGGGATAGAGCGAAGCCCCGCGCTCTGCTTATCATGCTCAATCCATCAACCGCTGACGCACGACAAGACGACGCCACCATCCGGTCATGTGTTCGGCTGCTGACAAGCCTTGGCTATGGCAGCATGGAGGTGGTCAACCTCATGGCATGGCGGGCGACCGACCCGAAAAACATTCCAGACAAGCCGTCACTGGCGATGGGCTGCGACAATCCCCGCGTGATCGAGGCCGCCGTTCACCGCTGCGACGTGGCAATTTGCGCTTGGGGAGCACATCCATATGCCCAACGCTTTGCGCGTGGCGTTTTAGATGTGGTGAACCTCTACCGACCGATGGCTTATTGCTTTGGCAAAACTAAAGCCGGTGCGCCGAAGCATCCACTCTATATCAAATCAGGAACGCCACTTGAGGCGTTTTCCGCCGCATAATGGAGAAAAGCGTGAGAACACACGCACTATGTCGGTCCTTACATAGATCACCAGACGCCCGGTGGATGGACCTCAGCCGGGGCCGGATGGTGCTCGGGAGTCGTGCCCCGATTCTCCGCCAGTTCAACGTATATGGCTGAAAACCACCGGGTTGTGCTGATCGCAAAAAATCGCAAACGAAATAATCTTGCGTTTTTTTGAATTGTCATCATTGACGTTTTTGCTCGACACAACCGAGCACCACTAAAAACAGATCCGATTCAACCGGATCGCGATTCACCGCACCGCTTGTTTTCCAGTCCAAATGATTTTTTTCGGGGGGGGGTCCGCGTCAATGACGACGGGCGCAACCTGATCGCGAGTCGAGTCGGAATCGCGATTCTGGAAAAGTCGATTTGGTACACTGCGCACGCGAGTTCGGAATTGGACTCGTGCGGGCGCGTTGCCCGTGTTGTTTGAAAATTGCATCTGAAAAAACAGCGGCCCCCGCAGGACCAACCGCAGGGGCCGCCAAACCAACCAACCAAAGGACAAGTATAATGACAAAAGACCCTAAAGCCAAGCTTAACGACATCGAAACCCGCATGCGGCGCTGGCACACCCGGTTAACGCGGGCGTCCAATATGCTGCAAAAGCTGGAAAAACAGCGGCGGCGACTGGTGTCCCCGGTCAGGACAATGGCCGAACGCACCGCCGAACAGAAGGCAACCGGCAAGATGCCA